CAAACTTAACAATTGCTTTCTTTTGTTCATCAGTTAAACTTCTTAGAACTTTTATAACATCTAGAAGCAACTTTTTAAATGGCTCTATGTTTTCTACTATTAACTTACCAAACTCCTCAGATACATCCATTAATGAGTTTTGTAGTTGTTGGAATGGTCCTAAGCCAGCTTTAGCTGCTGCTTCTGCTGCTCCTCCAAATTGTGTTTCTAATTCGTCTAAGATTATAGTTTGAGCCTCTGCTAATTTGTTTGTTTCAATAAGACTTTTGATTACTGCTTCTTGTTCATCGCTAAATTGAATACCAGCTCGACCTAAAGCACCTAAATTAGCAACTGGGTCGTTAAGTGCTTTACCTAATGCGATAGATGCTGATTTTAAATCGCCTCTGAACGATTTTTGTGCTAAGTTTGTCGCTGCTACTTGTGTTCTTGCAAATTGCTCACTAGCTATATTAGTAAAAGTCAATAATTGAGCAGTTGCATTTTCTAATATATCTTCGTCTCCAAATAGAGTTTTAGCTTGTAAATCAGCTGCCATCTTTTGAAGTTGTTGAGATGTAAAACCAGCAGCATTACCAGTAGATATTAGTCCAGCTTCTACTTGTGCAACAGCCTTAGCTTGTTTGTCGAATGCTGCAACACTAGCAGCACCTAAAGCTACAATAGGCAAAGTTACATTTCTTGACAATGTTTGTCCGAAGGATTTCATATTACCTCCGAACTTTTTCATAGACCTCATTGACTTTTTGAGACTACTCTGAAACTGCTTGTCGTTTAGACTTAATTTAATACTTAATGTTTTCTCAGCCATTGTCTTTATTTAGCAATTCGTATTTCTTTTTAATATATTCTGCTCTCTTCTTTTGTTTCTCGATGTCGGTCTTAACTTTCTTTTTCTCCCATTCAAACTTCATCAGTTTTTGTGGAGTTAGATTTTGTCCTTTCTTAGTGTGTGGCTGTAAATTAACACAAGCCAACCATCTAACTCGTTCCCACTCCCATTGCTGCTCTTTCTCTACTCTATCGTTTACGCCTTTCTGCATACAGATAAACTCGTGAAAGGTTAGACTCCAAAAGTCTTGAGGTAGTAATCCGAAGCCATAACCTATAGCTTCTAAGCTATCCCAAGTTACTTCTTTTTCTTCGCTCCTTTCGGAGCTTTCACGTTTCCCTCTGTCTCAAATTTAGCAGAGAATTGATTAGAGAATATCTCTAGCACTTTATTTAGTGCGTCAAAATCTTCGTCTAGCAAGTCAGCGACATCATCAACATTTAAAGAACATTCTTGTCCACTTACTCGTGAACCATCTTTTATTCCGTTTAGGATTAGATAACAAGCATCATCTAAGCTCATTCCCTCTCCTAGCTTATCTAAGTCAGCTAAACTTCTTCCAGTATCTTTACAGAATAACCTCAACGAGTTCATTCCAAATCTTACTGGGTAATCCTTTCCGTTTATTATAACTACTTCGTACATATCTTTGTTAGTTTAAGTTATTGCTAGTTGGGAGACGTGCCGTAGCACAATCCCCAACCAACAAAGAAATTATTAAACAGCAGTCTTAGTTAATTCTCCAGACCCTTCGATTGAACAAGAGTAAGTAGGAGCATCTTCTGTACCACCACTAATCTCTAGAGAAGTAATAAAACCATCTCCAGTAATTGTATAACCAGCTGGAGTAGCTAGAGCAAAAGTAAAGTCTACTGCTGTTCTATCAAACATCTGGTCAAATAATTCAGATACATCAGTATCTCCAGCAGTTGCTGAGAAGTCCATAAGGCCATCAGCACTAAGGCTAAAAGACTTTTGACCACCTAACAAATCTCTCCAACCAGCAGAGTCTTTTGTTGAGATGTCTATTGTATCTACATTCATTGAAAGTGAAACATTCTGAGAATGCATCAATTTCGCTTCCGTTCCTCCATCACTAGGAGAAAGTTTTAGGATTAAATCCGTTCCGTTAAAAATTGCCATTTTCTTTTAATTTTAAAATTTATAATTAGCTAATATCTAAATCCTCAGAAGTTTCCTTCTTCTTAGACTTTTTCTTTGTTGTATCTATTGCATCGTTATGCTGTAAGAAGTTAAAGACTGCTCTTACTACTTGGTAAGATTCGCCTTCTACATATTCTACTCCTCTACACTCAATGTTTTTTTTTATCTTTACTTTATAGGTTTCCATATCTATCTATTTATGTTAAATCTGTAATCTTGTGCAATACCATATAAACCAATAGAACCAGCACTATCATCGTATAGCTCGTTCTGGTCTTGGTAAAATATCTTATCTACTACTACACCACTATAAGTTCCACTAACATAATCTAAAGCTGTACGAATATGACCAGCTAAAGTTACTAAGTCAGCGTAGTTGTTATGGTAAATACTTATCTGTACTCTAACATAGTCATACTCACTTACACCGTTCTTAGTGTTGTTAGGCTCATCTCCAAACATCTGATAAGTAATGTATGGTAACTTAACGTCTGTAGGGAAATTGTAACGACTAGGAAAGATTCTCAAGTTGCCACTTGTAGTAACTAAAGGAGCAACATTAGAGTCATTGCTTAAAATATTATATATAACTTTACCTATCTCCATTACTTCATTCTTTTATCAATGAGTTTTTTTATTTCTCCTATAACACTATTGATAGCTGTGTTACCTTTACTAGCAGCAGTCTTGTCTAACATTCTTAGTCCAGGAATACCTCTAAATCCATACTCTAAGAAGTAGAAATAAAATCCACTTTTATCCATTGCTGCAAATGATTTTTTAACTCTTGGTCCTACATATATTGTCGGTGGCTTACCTTTTACATTCTTTCCGTTGATTATAGCTAAAGACTTTTTAAGTTGTTTAGATTCAACTGGAACAATAGATTTAAGCTCTTGTAAAATAGGCTTAGCAGCTTTACGCATACCTTGTCTTAATAGTGTCTTGTTTTTACTATCAGACATATTAAGTTTCTCTAAGTCCTTAATTAAAGAATTTAGCTCTCTCTCATCTATTTGCGCTGATACTATCATTGCTCTAAGTCTACTACGTCATTCTTCTCTAATAAAAGCACCATAGCATCTTTACGGCCTACTTCCTTTATGCTCTTGATAGAATAATTAGTAGAGCCATTAGAGATAAAGTACTGAGGACTTACTCCAATGTTAGTTCTATATCTTATTAAGCATTCTATACGCTCATCATTGATTAAGGCATCAGCATCGAAGTTAGTGTTGCCACCTTTGAAGTCAAAGTCTGCATAAATAGTAACGTAACTATTGTCAGATACTACTCTCTCGCCATAAGCGTTAGTCGAGTAAGTCTGTGTGTATAGTTTTAACTTTCTATCTAGTTTGCCTATTATCATAGTTCAAGCAATCGGTAAGGAGTTAATAAGTGGTCTACCATAAGCGGTAATTCATTTACTTGAGTTCCCATAACAACATCTTGTCGGTTCTCATAGTAACGACCAACAATGATATAAATAGCTTGTACTATTGGAGCTGGAACGTCACTAGCTGTGCCACCTACTATAAACTCAACTTCTACAGCGTTTGGTCTTTCGTAAGTGTTAGGAAAGTCTCCGTCCTCCGATTCATATATCCTTCCTGGTCTTACCTTAGTATCTACATCGTAATTAGATGCTGCTAAGGTTTGTAATGTATTGTCGGCATCGTAATACTTAATATGAGTAACACTAGCAACATCTCCCACTTGTAAGTCAATGTAAGGAGGAAACTCATCGTAAAATATATTATACGTCTGAGTCATTAATCTACGTCTAGTAAACTCTTCTACAACTTGAGTAGCAACATTAATTAAACTCGTGATGTAAGTATTGTCATCGTCATAGTCTGAGTCTATTCTTAAAAATGCCTTAGCCTCTGATAATGATATAACAGTAGACGTTGGAGCAGTCTTTAGAACTAACTTGCCATAAGGCACATAATCAGAGCCTCTTAATGTGTTAAAGTTGTAGTTATAGTATTCCATTTAAAAAAAATTAATGGAGGGGCGATTAAACCCCTCCGTTAAAATAAACAAATTATGCTTCAATCAAATTAACAAAAGCAGTGTCATTTTGTACACAGTCTCCGTCTACTAAAGAAGTCAAGATGTATCTTGGCTCTCCAGTTCCAGCGTTAGTGTAGATGTCATAGATTACATCTAAACCACCGAACTGAGCAATGTGACATTTTGAAAAGTCTCCGAATAGAGCGTGGTCTTTACCAGCAGTTCCACCGTTACCTACGTTAGGAGATACGAAAGAGAAGTAGCCGTTAAGCTCTTTTCTAGCGTTGTCCCAGATAGGAGAAACATCAGCAACTTGTGCTAATGTTTTAACAGTAGCGTAAGCAGATGGGTCTAATAAGTAAGCCATTCTAGCTCCGTTAATTTGAACACCATTCTCAATTAAGTCAGTTTCCATTCTAATCCAATCAGCAGCAGTAACACCTGTTACAGCAGTAGTAGAATCAGCAAAGATAGAAGTAGGAGCGTTAGATACGTCACCAGTTCCTAATAAAGCAGCTTCTAAAGTAGAAGCAACAGATTGAGCCATATTTCTTCTCAATGCAGCTTCGATAGAAGCGTTTTGAGCGATAGCCTCAGCAGAAACATTAACAATAGAGATAAGTTTCTTAGGAGATAATGTTACGCTAGAAGCAGTACCATTAGCAGCTGGAGCAGAACCACCAGTCTCAGCAACGAAGCCAGAGTTGATAGCACTAAACACGGGAAATTTCATATTGGAGATTCCCGAGTAAAAATTTGCACCAGCAGAAGCTAAAACTAAGTTTGCTTCTAATTGGTCAGTCCAAGCCATAACCTCAGTAGCGTTACCAGCAGCAGTAGCTACAGCAGCACGAGTTAAGATTGTAGATGGTATAGCAATACCTTTAAATGATTGACCAGTGTAACGAGCCTCATTTCTTGCTTCTTGGTCCATCTCTTTTACAAGACCTTCTAAACGACCAGTAGCAGCTTGATTCATAGCATCTTGGAAAGAATAGTCTCTCACTTCGCTAGGAGTGTTTTCTGTTACTTCTTTAACAGCTTTAGTTGCTTGAAGTTTCTCGAAAGATTCAGCACGAACTGCCATCTTATTTAACTCCTCAACTTTTTCATTTAAAGAGTCAAAGTTGCTTTGCTCATCAGAAGATAAGTCACGACCTTCAGCAGATGCTACAAGTCCTTCCATCTTTTCGATAACCTCAGCTCTTTCCTCTTTGTAAGATTTTGAGTTTTTCATTTTATAGAAAATTAATATTAATATTTATTTTTTAAGATTTTTAAACGCATTTCATTGAGGGAGCGTTGCTTTAAATCTTCTTCTTCTTTTATGCCCTCTAATTTTTCAGCCTCTAAACTTTCTTCTAGTTTTTTGGCCTCTTCTTTTTCTTGCCATTGTTCCATAGAACGTAAAGCTACAGAGCTACTAGCAGCATCATAAGCTGGGTAAGTCACAGAGCTTACATCGTAAAGCCTAGATACTTTGTTAATCGTTCTGTAGTTAGTTCCGTCTCTCATCTCCCAAGAGTCATCCTCAACAATAAATGCAAAGCTAGACTGATTGATAGTACCGTCTTTTAGTAACTCGATTAAGTCTCTTGACGTTGATACATTAGGATTTAACTTAGCTTCATATCTTAGACCTCTTTCGTCTACTGATAGTCTAAGCGTTCCGTTAGTAGTTCTAGCTAGTGGTAAGCCATCGTGATTAATTAGGAATCTTACATCGTCCTCTAAACGTCCTTCAAAAGCACCAGGAGCTATAAACTCTCTAAAGCCTCCTAAGTCATTTGACTCACTATTAAAGACTGCACCGTAACCTACTACTACTGGATTCTCTCCGTCCATTCTTAGCTCTAAGTCTTGAACATTAAATGTTCTTACTTCTTTATTTTTCATATCTATAAATTTTTCTTCTTTACCTATTTCTTTAATCTTTCTTTTAGTCCAAGAGAAGCCTACATCTCCACCCCATAACGCCCAAGCTATTCTACCAGCAGATGGATAACCTTCATCTCCACTATAAAATCCTTGACCTTCTTTGTCTACTTCGTGCCTACTAAAATAAGAGTACATTCTTTTTATTGTTTCAATACTAAGATTTACTCTGTTCTTAATATCTCTAGCTCTTGCAACTCCTACCTCTGTTCCACCACGTCCAAACTCCTCACGCCATTCTAAGCCTTGTGCAGCTTCATCAGCCATCTCTTGAGTTGGCTTAGTGTTTATATCTTCTAAAGCTCTGTCTTCTTCTAATTGTAAAGAACAGATTGCTAACCTTTGGTCATCTTCATACTCCTCTACCATAGTATCATCAGCCATACATCTTTCGATAAACTCCTCGTTAGTCTCGTCTATATTTTTAGTAGGTATCGGCATCTATTCTTTGTCCTCCTCTTCTACGTCTCCAACTGGAGCAAAGTTTAACGGCATAAATAATTGGTCTCCTTCTGGACCTACTCTATTCAAGTCCTCCATTCGTCTAATCTCATTAATAGACAAAGCACCGATACTAGCCATCTCTCTGTAATAACTTGCACGAGAAGCACTATCTCCTCTTAGTAAAGCATTAGCATCTAGCTTAATAGTAAACGAGCCAAACTCTGTTTCTCTAAATAGCTTTCTGTTTAGCTCTTGCTCTACCATTACCATATAAGGCATTAGAGTAAACCTAACGAAGTCAATACTTAAAGCCTCAATAGATGAGTAGTTAGCAGCTTTCTCTAAGTGACCAATCAAAGATAATGGCACTTTAAATATTCTAGCTACTTCCTCTATCTGAAAACGTCTAGTCTCTAAAAGCTGATATTTATTAGCATCTATATTAGTTTGCTCAAACGTCATACCTTCCTCTAAGATAGCAGTCTTACCAGCTACAAACGAGCCACTATAGTTCTGATTCCAAGAGTTCTTTAATCTTGCTACAGCTTCTTTACTTAGTTTGCCTGGATGTTTAATTACTCCACCAACTTGAGCAGAGTTTCCTAGATAACTATTGGCTGTATCGTTAGCAGCTATAGAAGTTGCTATTGTTGTGTTTTGTGCTTTCAATACGCTAACTCCTTCACAACCGTTAAACGATAAGTTAAAAAAGTGTAACATATCTTCTTTCATTACTCCTATCTCATAGTCTTTAATGTCGTAATAAATTTGTCCTTCGTGCTTTATTACCTTAACGTCTTGTGGATTGATAGGTATTAATGCTATTGGTCTAGCGTTGCTATCTCTCTCAATATAAAAATACGCATTCCCCTCTAGCAATAAGTTAGTCATTAGAGTGTCTAGGAATGTGTATGGTGTCATATACTCGTTAGGATTACGAGCTAGTAGTCGGTAGATTGGATGGCTGACGTCAGTTATTTTGTCGTCATCCTCCTCGACTCTGTAAACTTTTATAGGTAGACTAGCTATTGATTCG